CTAAGAAAAAAGCTAGGAAGAAAAAATAATGGCGCTCGCAAAGTCCCAGAAGTCTCTAAAGAAGTGGACTAAAGAAGAGTGGGGTACTAAGTCAGGTAAGCCGAGCACTCAAGGTAAGAAGGCAACAGGTGAGCGTTACCTGCCTAAGAAGGCTATTAAGGCTTTGACACCGGCACAGTATGCAGCCACAACTAAAAAGAAAAAGGCCGATACAGCCAAAGGAAAACAGCATAGCGCCCAGCCTAAGAAGATTGCAAAGAAAACAAGGAGCTACAGAAAATGAAAGACAGTAAGCTAACCAACGCAGGAGTAAGCGGCTATAACAAACCGAAGCGCACACCTAAGCACCCGAAGAAAAGTCATGTGGTTGTGGCAAAAGAAGGAGATAAGGTTAAGACAATCCGTTTCGGAGAACAAGGAGCCAGTACAGCAGGTAAGCCCAAGGCCGGTGAATCAGAAACAATGAAGAAGAAGCGAGCAAGTTTTAAAGCCCGTCATGGTAAGAATATAAAGAAGGGTAAGATGTCTGCGGCTTACTGGGCAGATAAAGTTAAGTGGTAGTATGCAGTTGGGGACTTCGCTGTATGTTGAAGTCCCCAGTCATGCAGTATATGAAACAGTTTAAACAGTTGAGAAGGCTGTCAGTTCTCTCTCCAAGAACTCATGCATCTTCTCTAGCTTAGGCTTAGCGTCACGGATAATCTTACGTACTAGCGTAAGCTCATCTCCCTTAAACACTTCGTGCAGCCGGTCTTCAGGGAGGCCACCCATCTCTGTTAGGATGGCCCCTGAATGGTTAACGATAATTCTAAACGATAGTATATTAGCTTCCTTTGCTTTCATGTATATCTCCTATACTATCTCACAAGCCCCACCGGTACAAGCCAGCTCTTGAGAGCCTGTGGTGTTGTCTTCAGTTTCAAAGTAACCAAGGTCAGTCCAGTTAACACCTACTGGCATCGCTGACGTTAGCTTGTCGTATTCTTCTACAGTAATCTCTTCATAAGGAGCCTGTTGATATGTGTGGTCGCTGACGGGTAGAAGGCTAATGCCACTACAGATGTCAAAGTTATCCCATATCCACTGCGCTACTTGAAGGAACTCACTGTCCGTGTAGTAAACTGTGATGCTTGGCTTGTGCTCACACCAGTGGTTCTGGTAAGTCTTCCACAAAGCTAACTGCTCCATGGCTCCTACCATCTTTACTGTTGTGCTACCCTTCGGAGCCTTTACAGGAAACCCAAAGACTAACGATGACTCTGACATAACGTCTTGTTCAACGGGAAATCCTGCTGCTGACATGAAGGCTGCAAGCGGGTCTTTCTTGTCTGAACGGACACGACGAATGTAATAATCAGAGAAGCGAGGATGGATGCCACTAGCACTATCAACAAGCTGAGAAACAGTACCAGATGGCTTAACAGCAGTAACAGCCGTAGACTGGTTAATTCCAAGCTTAGCAGCCCATTTCTTGTTGGTCTTAATTGCAACATCTCTTACGTTCTCCAATACTACTTGACAGTGTGGTGAGTCAGCTCGGCTCAATAGTTCGTTGTCCATGATGCCGGTCATGCTTACACCCAGCAAGGCTTCTTCTTCAGTGTTCTTCTTCCAAATGTTCCGAAGGTAACGGAAGTCTGTAAGCGTTGCTTGAAGAGTACCGATGATAGCAGCTACTTCTGCTTTAGCCATTAGTGTTTCTTCAGTATCGTCTGCACGTACTACAATCTCTGAGAGGTTGCAAAACTGGTTACTGCGTAAAATTATCTCACTGCAAGGATTAGTTCCGAAGTCATGGTTAGGGTCACGGCGACCATTACGTGCTGCAATCTTCTGTGCTGCTACACGACTAAACAAACCCCGCTCGCCAGCTTTAGACTCATACAGTGTCTGCATCTCATTCAAGAAAGCCTCGAAGTCTGGCTTCTCTGTGTAAGCTACAGAGTTGTTAGCAAGTCTACGGTGACCTTCATTCTCCCACCATGCACCTGACTTAGCTTTAGCCATACGTCCATCAGACAGATTAGATAAGCTGATGAGTGCAGAACGTCTAACACCACCCACAACTACAATGTCAGCAATCTTACACACTACATCGTGACACTCAATGCTTGTTAGCTTACGACCTTCAGCCTTCTTGAAGATGTTAACACAGAAGTGGAACAAGTCATCTAGTGGTTGTGGGCCTGATGCTCTACCGCCAAAGGTTTCTAGTCGTGCGCCAGCTTCTCGAACACCGGTCATGTCCCACTTAGGAATCTTACCAGCGTACAACATAGCAATCAACTCACGGAACGCTGAAGCCCAGCCCACCTTACTGTCGCCTACTACAATGGTAGTGTCGGTCGGGTGGAATGACTCAGCAACTACAGGAAGCTTAACGATGAAGTTACGCTCAACACTAAACCCTACACCCGTACCGCACATCAACACGTACATTAGCTCATCAAAGCTGCGGGGCGAATCAATTGCCAGATACGAACAGTTAAACCCTGCTACGTTATCCTTGTCAAGCGCAACACCTGCTGTCATAAGGCAGCGCATTGATGGCATTACTTCGAGGCTGTGAATAGAGTTGTATAGTTTCTCTGCTGTCTTCTTGTCAATCTGTCCACGGTTAGACCAGAAGTCTACATAACGCTGTACTGTTTCTTCCCATGTCTCACGGCGGCCAAGCTCAGGCATCCATCGTGCATAGCGGCTCTTGTGTATAAACTGTTGGTACTGTTCCATTAATCTTTATCCTTTAACATAGGGTGGGTGAGTGTAACTATCTTCCATACATCTGAGTAGAAGTCGTACACATCTTGTCTGTTCTCATAAACTATAATCGCAGGCACATAGACTGGAGAGATTATAAAATAACCTAACGCTTTAGCCACAAACTTTATCTTATACAGCATCTTCATCTTCCTCCCAAACTCTACCGGCAGTTATAACAAAGAACGGGATAAGTAGTACCAGCCCATCAAATGCCATTGCGGTCATTTCGTTGTTTCGTATAGCCCAAACTGGGCGGCTATCACACGACTCTAAATCTAGGCCGATACCGAAGCGGAACTCAACGCTCCATAGCATGTTCATAAATGTTCCAGTCATCTACCAATACCTTTTTTATTTTCTGTTGTTGTTTAGTGGTGGCCTTGTTAGCCTTCTTCACTTTCTTAAAGTTCTTCTTGCGGTCAAACCTACCCCGCCGCTCTTCTTTTCTATCAAAATCGTCCACTAGAATTATTCCTCTGTGTCAAACTCAAAATAACCATCAAAGCCATTCATTATGTATTGCTCAATGCAGTTCTTTATCGTCTCTTCATCAGGTGTATCAGTGTGCTTGTGCGCCCTAAGATAACCAGCGTCTGTACCTTGCCCGACTATCTCTTCTATCAGTTTATACATTTTAATTCTCATTTCGATATTCCAACTCATTCTGCATTACTTCGTACAGTGCTGGAAGCATGGTTGCCATTTGAGTTTCGATACAAGCTGCTATGTGGTCATCAGTCATATTAGCAAGCTTGACTCGCTTGAAAGGCTCATCGCCGTTCTTACCGTATGTTCCCCAAGTCACCGCTTCTCGGATAACAGAATGAGAATCATCTGTAGTCACAGTAAGCAGCTCTTCGTCGCCGTTTATAGAACGCCTGATATAAGCACAACCTCCATCCAGCATGTATTCTTTGCCGTTGGCATCCTTGTGAGTCACATAGTCGTGACGGTGGAGCGACTCAAGTATTGTACCATCAGGTGTTTTCAGTTGACTGCTTAGTATTTCACTCATGACCAATCCCCATCTTCAAACAAAAGTTCCTTTATCAGTTCAGCTAAGTACCACTGAGCTTTCTGAAGGTCTTCTACTGGCTTACCTTTGTAGTCATATCGCCAGAGGTACTTCATGCAGTTACCCTTGAGATAGCCGTTGAATGCTTCCTCAGACATAGATGCTTGGATACCTTCAATACATTCTATCGACCCCGTGTTGTAGTGGTTGGGGTTGTTGACAACATCTTCTTTTGTTTCTTCGTCAAACTCATAAGGCTCAGAGTCAATGCTAAGCCAAGCTGCGTCTTCCTTTCCCCAGCGAGCTTCATACTCCAACCGCCCCCTTTGGGCAAGACGCTGCTTGCACCACTCTGTTTCCTTCATGCTCTTATCAAGCTCTTCTTCGGCTGCGTCAAGATAAACCTTCATCTGCTCATCCACTGTAAGTTTCTTTACATCCCAGCAGTCCCCAAATAGGTCTACGTCTTCTTTGTAAGCTGTCTGCGGTGCGGGCTTTGTGCCATCATGTACCCAGCTAAAGTTTAAACGCTTCTGATACTCCTCAAAGGTAGGCTCCCCTGTTTCTCTAACTCTGTCCCAGTCTTGCGGGGTTGCGTCATTAATGCTCATCTTTAAAGTCCTCTCTGTTCTTTGCGGTAATCCAGTTGTCTGGTATGGTCTGTTCACTAAACCATCTAAAGTTGTTGGCTGATGCCCACTCTCCATGTGTACGCCTCGTGCCGTCTTTACGTACCTTGGCGGCTGGCATAGGAGAGTTAGGGTTGGCAAACAGAAACACTAACTCAACATCGTCTGGAAGAACCTTTGCTATCCAGATATACTTAGAGTATTCTGCACTGTCCCAGAAGCGACCCTTTGCTTCGAGCAGTATCTTCTTGCCTTCAATTTCTTTAACAAAGTCTGGCTCGTACTTGTGACTAATTGTGTACTCAACCTTGTCAACGTGAAACTCCCATGCATCTAGGATACCGGAGTGAAGCTCGTATTCCCAGTTAGAGTCGTAACCCTTAATCAAGTTCTTCTCAACGGGGCGCTTCACCCTCGGCTTCCTATATCCTTTGCGTACTTTCTTCATGTGACTCCTTTCGTTTAACGCTGCATCATTTTCCATTCAATGTCTTCATGGCTTACATCCTCAACCTGCTTCTTAGGAAAAATCTTAATTAGCTGTTTGATTTTGTTGCTCAACCACTTCAATGTATAGAAGCTGGTGTGGACTGTACCCCTAGCCCAGATGTGAGTTTGTTCTGGAAGCATTTCTCTGAAGTTATCTTTGTTAATCTTAGAAGCCTCCTCAGTATCAAGGAGGCTTTTAAGCCATTCAACCTGCAATGTTTCTGCATGTTTTTTTATACGCTTAGACTTTGTTCGGTTCATAGTATCTCATCTACCTTGGGTTCGACTACTACCTCTGTTAAGTATTTATAGCCTGTGGAATATCTAAAAGTTCTCAGGCCGTTACCGTCATTAGAATCTTTGTGGCATTCATGCTTATACTTACACCACGTACATCCTTTAGCTAATTGCATGTTTCCTTTCTTGCCGTCAGGGGTAGGATTATAACACAGTTTAGGTGGAATGTTAAGTTCTAATTCGTCTTTTAGTGTAATAATTGTATTCTCTATGTTGGGCTTGTCCAAGTCATCTGGAACAAACATACATAGCTCACCGC